GGCTGGCCGATCGAGAACCCATACGGCCAGATCCCCGTGTTCCACTTCAGGACCGACCTGCCCTACGGCACGCCCGAGCACCGCGCCGCCTACGGGCCGCAGGACGCCATCAACAAGCTGATCATCACGCACACCGCGACGATCGACTACCACGGCTTCCCGCAGCGCTACGTCCTGTCCGAGGCCGGCAACCAGTCCGACGAGCTGGCAGACTTCGACGCCGACGACGACATCAACCGGTTCGAGGACACCGGCCACGACTCGACGCTGCGCAGCGGCCCGGGCGAGGTGTGGTGGCTCAACGGGGTCAAGCAGGCCGGCCAGTTCACACCACCGAACCCTGAGATCTTCCTCGCCCCGCTCGACACCTACATCCGGATGATGGCCCAGGTCACCCGGACGCCGCTGCACTACTTCGACCCGCAGGTCTACTCGCGCCTGGCCCCGTCCGGAGAGTCGATCCGGGCCAGCGAGGTCCCGTTGCTGAAGAAGGTGCGCAAGCGCCAGATCAGCTACGGCTCGACCTGGCTGGAGGTCTTCGACTTCGCCCTGAAGGTCGCGGGCGTGGACAGCGACCCGGACATCGCGCTGCGCTGGATCCCGGCCGCCACGATCGACGACGCCGCCGGCTGGTCGATGATCCAGGCCAAGCAGCAGGCCGGTGTTCCTGTGCGCCAGACCCTGCTCGAGGCCGGCTACGACCCGGACATGGTCGATTCCTGGCTGGTGAACGGTGAAGGCCTCGAACAGCGCGTCGACCTGCTCGTCAAGATCGCCGCGGCGGCCCAGCAGCTGGGCACCGCGACCGGCTTCGGCGTCCTGGACGCGGCCGACGTCAACAAGGTGATCATGACCGTGCTGAACCTGAGCGACAGCTCCCACGAGGAACTCACAGTAGGGACCGCCTGATGGCCGCAGCGAAGAAGAGCCCTGCCAAGAAGGTCGCCAAGGGCGCGAAGGTGGTCGACCCGAAGGGCAAGCCCGGGACCGTCGTCGGCACCGCGGGAATGATCGCCAAGGTCCGGCACACCGACGGCAGCACCGACACCCACCCGATGGGCGCGCTGAAGAAGTCCGCCGCCAAGAAGAAGGGCAAGTGACCATGGCCCGCAAGGCGCCTGCACACGCGTATGGCAACGTCAAAGGAGCGCGTCCCGTCCCGGCGATGAAGACCGACGCCCTCGGGCGCGCCAAGGCGAAGGCACCGACCGGCCCGACACCGGCCGACCACGTTGTCGCCCCGACCATGGTCCCGCGCCGGGTCACCTCCACCACCATGGGCAAGCGCCTGAAGTGACCGCAGACCCGACCGGGGGATCGGGTGCGCCCGACTCCCCCGGTCCCGTCACCGGGGCCGTGTTCGCGGCAACCGCCGGCTATTCGGCCGCTCTGATCGACCTGGAGGAGCAGGCGGCGCACGTCGCTTCCGCTCCCCTGCGCGCCCGGATCGCCGAGATCCTGCGCCGCCTCACCGCGCTCTACACCTCACTGGCCGGATCCCTCGACGCACCGCTGCCACCGGAACGCGCGCCGCAGCTGCTCGCCGAGCTGGCGGCCGAACTCGGGTCGCTGCGCGGCCTCGACCCATCCCCGATCGTCGCCGACTTCACCACACGCGCCTACCACGCGGCCGTCGCCTTCTCCCAGGAACAGCTCGGGCCGCTCGCAGTCGACCGCCTGCCCGGCGCGCTCGCCGACGACGCGCTCAACCACGCCCTGGACTCGCTGCCAGGCGCCGTCGCCGAGCGCATCGACGAGGCGCTGCACTTCGCGCAGCAGTCGCCGGCCATGGATCTGCGCACCGCCGTCCTGCAGCCGGTCGCCAAGGCGAACCAGGCCGCGAACAGCGCCGAGGCAGCGGCGCGCTGGGCGGTCAACCGCGGCGCGAACACCGGAGTACAGCACGCCGCGGCGCAGAAGGACGCCTTCCTGCTGTGGGCCGGCGAGCCGACCGCGTGCGTCCACTGTGCCGCTCACATCGGCCACTACGTGCGCCCCGGCGACTCCTTCCCGCTCGGTCTCACCTTCGGTGACAAGGCTCTGATCCCGTGGCCTGATCCCGAGCGGCTCGGCGGGCCGCCGCTGCACCCGAACTGCCGGTGCCGGCTGATCCCGTGGCTCGGGCCCGTGGCCGTGCACCCGGTGGACACCGCGATCTACAACCGGCCGGCGCTGCAGGGGCAGGTGGATCTCGCCGCCGCGATGCGCCGGGAGGCCAAGCGCGCGGTCCTGCGCGGCTGGTCGCTGCCCAGCGAGTCGGAGGCGGTGCGGCTGCGCGCGGCGGACCGGTTGCTGCGCAAGGGAGCCGGGCTGCCGAAGACCGTGGAGGCGCGTGCGCGCAAAGCGGTGCGCGCCAAGCACTTCCCTGACAAACACATCTGATAAGCACTTTTGTGTACAGTTCTTGACAACGTCCCCGCTCTCCGTGATGGAGGAAACGAACATGCGCGACTGCCTCTTCGGCGACGCACCCCTCACCCTGCTCGGCGTGACCGGTTCCGGTTTCCCGGTCTACGCCCTCGCGGGCGCCGAGCCCGATGACGAGATCGAGGTCGAGCCCGATGACGAGGGCGCTGAGACCGAGGTCGAGGAGGAGGGCGACGGCGGCGAATCCGGCTCGGGTGACGACGAGAAGGAGAAGCTGCGCGCCCAGTTGAAGAAGGCCAACGGCGAGGCGGCCAGGTACCGACGTGAACTGCGCGAGTTGAAGAAGCAGGCCACGGAGGAGGCGACTGAGGAGGTCGAGACCGCCGCGGAGGAGAAGGGCAGCGAGCTCACCCCCGCCCAGCTCAAGCGCGCCGTCGACAAGGCCGTGAAGGCAGCCACCGAGGCGGCCGAGACCAAGTACCGCAAGGTGGCGGTCAACGCCGCGGCGCAGTCCGCCTTCGTCAAGGCCGGCGCGAAGGCCGCGTCCGTCGGCAAGCTGGTGCGCCTGCTGGACACCGAGGACGTGGAGATCGACGCCGAGACCGGCGAGGTCACGTCAGGACTCGACGACCAGATCGAATCCCTGAAGGACGAGTTCCCCGAGCTGTTCGGTCCGGTCGAGGCGGCCAAGCCGAAGCCGAGGCCGAAGCGCGCCGCCGCCGCTCCCCGCCCCGAGGCCGAGCCGCAGCCCTTGAGTTCGGCCGAGAAGATCGCCGCGCAGCTCGGCATCGGCGCTCGCTGAGATGGACACCTCGGACAAGGTCGGGCAGTACGTCCTCGTCCGTACGCGGGGTTTCTACCTGTCTGTCATCCGCTTCTTCTGCCTCAAGCGGCGCGGCTGGAAGGCCTTCTTCAGCAGCACGTCGCGGTCCCGCTTCGACCACGTCGCCGTGGTCGTCGGGCCCGGCGGCCAGATCGTCGAGGCCGAACCGGGCGGCGCGCGCCGCTCCAACCTGTCCGAATACGACGGGTACGAGCTCCGCTTCTCCAGCGACCCGCTCACCGACGATCAGCGCACGAAGATCGTCGAGAAGGCCGACTGGTACGTCGACAACCGCATCCCGTATGGCTGGACGGACATCGCCGGGCTCGGCGTCCGCTGCCTGGACTCGGACGCCTACGTCCTGATCCGCCGGGCCGACCAGCAGCGCGCCGCGATCTGCTCCCAGTTGGCCGCGGTGTGCGGCGAGTACGCGGACGTGACGGCGTGGATGTGCGGGCAGCAGTTCGCGGCCGGGGTCACGCCCGCGATGATGGACGCGCGCCTCGGATGACGCTGCGCATCTCAACCCAGTTGCAGGGCCGCATCGTGCGCGACTGCCTGGCACGGCGCCCGATCGAGGCCTGCGGCGTGGTCTCGGCCAAGGGACGGTTCATTCCCTTGGCCAACGCCTCCGACGACCCGTCGCTGTTCTCCTTCCATCCCGAGGAACAGCTGCGCGTCTGGCAGGAGCTCGACGCGGCTGGCGACCGCGTGGACGTGGTCTACCACTCCCACCCCCGCACGCCGGCCGCCCCCTCCCGGACCGACGTCGCGTTCGCCGCGTACCCGGACGTGCATTACGTCATCGTCGGTCTGGCCGATCCGGACAACCCCGAGTTCCGGTCCTGGCACATCGAGGACGGCCAGGCGGACGAGGAAACCGTCTTATTCTGGTGTTGACAAAAGAGCAGTGATACCTTAATACCGGCGCGGACAGGTATCCGCAGCCACGCTGGGTCCGAGATGGGCCGACCGCTTGGCCCGCGATGGGCCGAAACCCCATCCGAACCCAGCGAAAAGGCCACTCAGTGTTCTGCGCCATTTCCGAGGCGCCGCTCAAGGCGCCGCGCACTGTCATCGGCTTCACCTCCCTCGGTCCCGTCTACGCCCTCGCGGGCGGCGCACGCGACGTGATGGACGCGTGGATCCCCGAGGAGTTCGACTCGCAGGTCATCATGCGGGTCAATCAGATCAGCGGTGTCGAGGCCCTCGGCTCGCCGGTCCCCATGAACTCCGACACCCGCTCCGTCCCGCGCTCCGCGGGCATTGGCGTCGACCTGGTCGCCAAGGGCGGCACCTACGCCGAGGACGTTTCCACCAACGACGCCGTCGTCCTGACCGCGCAGAAGTTCGGCAAGGCCGTACGGATCGCGGAAGAGGACATCGACGACGCGATCGCCGACGTCATCGCGACCAAGCAGAAGGACTGGGCGACCAGCTACGGCAAGGCGTTCGACAACGCCTGCCTCGCGATCACCGCCGCGCCCGGTGCCGGCGTCCCGTTCACCTCGGTGTACTACTCGCTGACCCAGAGCGACAGCGCGACCGGCTACACCGCGAACAGCAACCTGGTGCAGACCGGGACCGGCGGCACCACGTACACCACGCTGTCGACCGCCCTGTCCAAGGTCGAGCAGGGCAACTACTTCGACATCTCGGAGATGGTGTGCATCGCGCACCCCACCTACCGCAACCTGCTGCGTGGCATCAAGGACAACAACGGCCGGCCGATCTTCCAGGAGAGCAACGCCGGATTCCCGGGCGGCGGCACCGCGTCCTCGCCGGACACGATCTTCGGCATCCAGATCCACTGGTCGCTCGGCGCGCGCACCTCGGGCGTCGTCAACTCGGCGCCGACCGGCAACGGCCTGCTGATCTTCGCCAACCGCAACTACATGATCGTCGGCCGGCGCTCGGGCCCCGAGTCCGTGTTCATCGACGGTCGCAACGGTCTCGCGGCCCTGACCGACGAGTCGATCCTCAAGATGCGCGCCCGGCGCGCGTTCGCGGTCGGCCACGAGATGGCCTTCTCGGTGCACGAGGACACGACCGGCGTCTGATCCGCCCCCTGATCGAGGCCGGCGCGAACTGGGACGGGCGCGCCGGCCTCACAGCAGACCCCTGACTGAAAGAAGCAGCCCGTGAGCGAGCAGCACCCTGCCCTGGACGGCGACATCGAAGCCGAGATCGCCCGCCGGTCCCCGGACGGCGGCGAGGGCCACCACTGGCTGCGCGAGCTGGTCTACCGCATCCTGCCGGGCCACCACTTCGACCCGGACACGATGGACCACACCGCGAACCTCGCGGGCGCGGCCCAGGCCGCGATCCAGGCCGGGGTGCATCCGAAGGGTCTGCCGTTCTTCGCCGGTTGCCGCCCGCACGAGAGCGCCCCGGACAACGTCGTGCTCACCTACGCCGTGCCGGTCGTGCCCTCGATCACGGACAACGAACCGGCGAGTACCGTCACGCCGACTCTGATCACTCTCGCCGCCCAGGCACCGCAGGAACCTGACGGGCCAGAACCAACGACAGCGGCTAAGGGGCCGGAGAACCTCAATCCGCCTCCGGCGCCTGAGATCGAGCCCGGCCTACTTCAGTAACCACACCCACGGGAAGGCGGGACGGTGACCGCGAACGGTGTCACCGGGGGCGACCCGAACAAGGTCGGCACGACCGGCGGCACCATCACCGGGACACTCGACCTCGCTGCGTCGTCCAACCCGTTGCAGATCCCCCACGGTGCACAGGCCGGCTACGTCTGGACCGACACCGACGGCTCCGGCAACGGCGCCTGGCAGCCCGCGAGCGGCGGTGGCGCGGGCACCGTCGTTTCGGTCAACCACGTCTCCCCGGACGGCGCTGGAAACATCACCCTGACCGCCGCCAACGTCGGCGCAGACGCCACCGGGGCAGCGGCAGCCGCCCAGTCCGCGGCGATCAGCGCCGCCGAAGCGAATGCCGCGAGCACCTATCTTCCACTGACCGGCGGCGCTCTCTCCGGCCCGCTCGCCATGGGCAACCACAAGGTCACGGGCGTCGCCAACGGCACCGTCGCGACCGATGTCGCGGCCCTGGGCCAGGTGCCCGTGGTCGGCGCCGCCGGTTCCGGCGCGGGCAACGCACTCTCGGCCAATGACGCGACGACCACGAATGCCAGGACACCTACCGCTCACGCGTCCACGCATGCCACGGGCGGCAGCGACGTCCTGACCCCCGCCGCGATCGGCGCCGTGGCCACCAGCGCGGCTGGGGCGGCGAACGGCGTCGCGACACTCGACAGCTCCGGGCACCTGACCGCCTCGCAGGCGGCGAACCTGGTCGCCAAGACCAGTCCGGTCAACCTGACCGACGGCGCCACCATCGCGACCGACGCGTCTCTCAGCACCCTGTTCCGGGTGACGCTCGGCGGCAACCGCACGCTGAGCAACCCGACGAACGGGACAGACGGGCAACTGATCACTTGGAGCGTCAAGCAGGACGCGACCGGAAGCCGCACCCTGACGTTGGACACGAAGTTCCGCTTCGGTAGCGACATTACCTCGATCACGCTGACCACCACGCCGGGCAAGACCGACCACATCGGCGCACGGTACAACTCCGCCGACGACAAATGGGACGTCATCGCGTTCGTGCGGGGTTTCTGATGGCTAACCTCATCGCGACAACACCATGGAGCCAGGCCAAGCAGACCGGCGTGACCACGTTCACGGTCACGTTGTCTCAGGCGGCGACCGCCGGGTCGAAGCTCATCCTCGTCGCGTTCGGCGGCGCCGTCGTCACTGCCAAGATCACGAACAGTGGCGGTGCGGCATTCAACGTGCGCACCAGCCTCGTCAGCGGCCAAGGCGCATCCATTCACGACTTCACAGCCGTTGGCGGCGAGACAGCCGTCTTCCTCACCCTCAACGGCGCCGAGAACGTCGCGGGCATCATCTACGAAGTCGGATCACTCGGTGCGTTCATCGCGGCGAGCAACAGCGGCGGCGGCATCACCCCAGGCAATGGCAATGACTGGCAGTGCAAGCCGACCTCGTCTGTCAACCTGGCTTCGGGGTCGGGGCTGCTCGTCGGCGGATGGACTGTGAACGCGACCGCAGCGCTCGCCCCGTTCAACCTGACGAACCAGTGGCGCCAGATGGGCCCGCTGGGCAGGCTTTATGCCAACGCGGGACTCCAGCCGGGCTCCGCCACCCAGTTCATCTACGCCTCGGGACTAGCTGACGTCACCGCGGCTAAGCGCTACCCGGCCGACATGACCAACGCGGGAGACTACCGCGCCACTTCCACATG